GAACGTTTTTTCCGCTTTTGCCGGAACAAGCGATGCCTGTGGACTTTTTTTCATTACTTCTGTAGAATGCGAAACTTATCTGACGTCGGAAGTGTGGCAGAGTGGTTGAATGCACTGGTCTTGAAAACCAGCGAGGGGCAACCCTTCGTGGGTTCGAATCCCACCGCTTCCGCCAACAATCGTTGCGGCAGAATACTTCCGAGGAAGTCAGTGGCTTTTGCCCCAATTTTTGCCCCAATTTGCTCAAGAAAAAGCCCCGAAGGAGGTCCCTCGGGGCTTTTTTTGCGCTTTCAGTCTAGCGCCCGAACAACATAGTTTCAAGCGTCTCCTGAGACGCGCGCGGACGGGAGTGGCAAGCGAAGAAAAAGCCCGTCACCAGAAGTCTGTGACAGGCTGCGGTTTGGTGCCGATTGGCTCTTGGCTAGGGGGTGGCCTCGCGGAGCTTTATCGCTTTCGCGCACTTCGTTGCGTATTGGTCTGCGCCCAGCCATTCGTCTATGATTTCCCTTCGCCAAAACAAGCCGCTGGGGAAGCGCTTCCCTTGTGGAATAATGCGCTTCGCGACCCACCTGTCCACCGTTCGAGGGGACTTGCCGCCTAGATACTCACCGACCTGTTTTTTGTTCAACCATCCTTCCATCATTCTCCTCCGTTTTTGAATTTTCCAGTCTCTTGAAGCTCGCCAAGGAAGGCGTCATCTTCTAGCTCCCATTGCCTGACTTGCTCGTAATGCTTGCCGAGGATGAAGCGCTCGTGCGCCTCTCTCAAGCCGGGCGTCTCGTCCAACGTCTCATGCGTGTTGTGCTTGAGCACGTTGATCAGCGCTTGACGCTCGTGCTCGTAGGCGTACTCCATGAGGTCCTGCGCAACGATCAATCCGTGTTTTACAGGCTCAAGATTTGCTGGCGGGATCGGTTTGCGGTGATTGCGCAGGCGGGCGCAGACGACAGTCATGAAGGCCGCGTGCTGGATGTCCTCGAGCAAATCCTGCTCGACCACGCCGAGACACTTGTGACAGAGCGCCCCGAGCATTAGCGTGCTGCTGATCTGGTTGAAGTCCGAGTAGTCCGTAGTGGTCGGCCAACGCTCAAGCGCGAAGAAACTGAGCGTGAATGCCTCGAGCAGAGAGTCCTTCTCCTGAAAGCCAAGCAGCCAGCCGAGCTGTTCGCAACGTCGTCGTTGACGTGTGCGCTGATTCTCGAGGCTTGCGATGGTCCTACGCGCGTCGTCCGCGTCTTTGAACTGTCCGCGCACGAACTTCCGGCGCATTGCGAGATCCTTTGCCCGCTGTCCCTTTTTGCGGGGTTTTTTGCTTACTGGCATGTGTGATCAGATAAAAAAAGCCCCCGACGTGTGCCGAGGGCATGGTTCTGGATTGCCTTCATCGCGCCGCCTCCCAGTCGCGCAGCGCGTTAGTGAGCATGTGCGCGGAGAGCCTCACGCGGTCAAGGGCGGCAGGGTTTGCGCTCTGCCTCGCGGCGGAGAGCACTGCCGTGTACTTCTTTACTGCGTCTGCGATGCTGGCTGTGTCCTTGTTGTCGATGAGTCGCTTTGCGAGGCCGAGGAGGTTGGCGACCGACTGATCGCGATACGACCATCGAAGCTCGCGGCGCAGGTCTTGCACGACAATTTCGGTTTCTGTCATTCGTCCTCCTCCTTCTGTTTGACGAAGTACTCAGTCGGAAAGAGCGTTGGCGCAATCTTGCCTAGACGGGGACGTGGAGGAGGTAGAAGCCTCCCAGCGTACCTTTGGCGTCTACTGGGTACAGGCACAACTCTCCGTCGCACTCCGCCTCTGCCTTGCACATCTCTTCTTGCGTCGTACCGATGTGGCAAGCGACGCGCTTGCGGATTTCCTTTTTCATCTTGACAGGCATTTCTCGTACCCCTCCATTTCTTCTACAAGTCGGCGATCAAATTCAGCCACTCGAGCTAAAAAGTCCCCAGAGATCCACTCGCTTTTTTGATCATCAGGCCAACACTTGATGAGCGATTTGTACTTTGTTGCATGAAATCCACGGCAAAATGCGTACATGGGCTCTCCGCTTGGTCTTCTGAAATTCTCACCGTCGAAGTGGCCACGCAATCGTGCGATTTCTTGCCCTGATTCTTTTTCCTGAATCGAAAACATCAGATCGACGTTTTTAGGGATGTTCCAGGACTTCGTTGGGTTCCATTCGTTCGGACGAAACTCCGGATTTTCCTTGACGTCTTCGGAGGTGAGATCGACAGAAAAGCGATTGCCGAATTTGATTGTCCTCGCTTCGCCAGTCCAAACTCTATTGAGTTCTTCCGACAGGCTCGGACCGTTGTACGTAGTGAGCATTGAGAGAATCTCATTAAGACGAAAGTCTTTCAGTTCAAACCGTGGGGTTTTCATTCTTCATCGTCCTCTTCGCCATCCGGATCGTCCCACAGGCGGAATCGGTGAACTACGACTTGTTTCGACAGGTAGTCACGCCACTCACGCCCATCAAACTTCGCAACGTGTCGAATCTTGTGCTCTATTGCATTTACGTCGGTCTCGCACCGCATCCATACGCCTTCGGGCGGCTCGACTTCGGGGTAGTTGTTCCACTTTGTCGGGTCGTGCTCGCGCACTTCTTCGAGCATGTCGGCGTACAGCGCGGCGGAGAACTGCGAGCCCTCCCCGAACCAGAGAACGTGCAGCCGCGGTTCTTTTTTGGAACTGTCTTTGATGAGCTCGCGCTCCTTGTGCAGCCGAGCGGAGAAGTCTCCGTCGCTAAGCTCGTCGAGCTTGCGTTGCAACTCGCGGTCTTTGAGTCTGTATTTCATGCTTTCACTCCTTGTTCTGCCATTCCGAAAGCGATTTCCTCGATCATCGATCGCTTAACCGGAGGAATTATCACGGCCTTGGTCTCTGTCTTCTTCTCGGCTTTCTTCTCTGAGTTGTATGCACGGTACTCGTCAAGGGCGACTGCGGGGTCTGCGTACTTCTGGTCAGTCAGACTCACAAGCGTGTCATGATCGTCCGTGACGGACATAATCCCCGCGTTGACGAGCTTTTGCACCGTAGCCTTGAACGACGCTGCGACTTTCGTCCTTATCCCGAGCGCCTCGAGCAGCGAAGACATACGCAGCGGGCCATTCTCGCCGATGATCGCGAGGGCCTTGTCGGCCCTCACGCCGATATATCCGTTGTGGCTCATCGGATGCTCACGCTTTCGCGTGCCTCCAAGTGGCAGCCGGGAACCTCGACGCCGTCGAGCAGTGCCTGCTTGATGGCGACCTTGTTCGGGCTTACGGTCGTCTTGACGGTCTGGAAGGCCTCGGGCAGGTCTGCGCCCTCGGCGATCTCTACGGCCTTCGTCGTGCGGATGCTCACAGTCACGCGGGCGGTCTTGACCTTGCCAGTCGCGTGCAGGGCATCGAGGAGCATTGCCTTGAGGTAGTCTGAGCGCTTTTGCATCGACTTGACGCGGGCGATCATGCGGTCGGCCTCTTCCTTGGCGGCCTTGGCCTCGGCATCGAGCTCGCGAAGGTAGAGCGCCGTGGCCTCGATCTTCTCGGCGGCCTGCGCTTCGACGGCGTGGAGCGCGTCGGAAGAGAGGATTTCCCCAGTCTCCTCGTCGACGACGATGTCATCCAGCGCAAAGCGCAGCGCCGGTGCGATTTCGTAGAGTTTCATTTTGCGTACCTATGAAAAAGCCCTGCCGGTTAGGGCAGGGCCGATTGAGAAAATGGTTTGATGATGGCTATTACTTAGCTAGCCGTCAGTGCGCGATAGCAGGACAACTGCTTCACGCTGTAGCCGTTACGCTCGAGCATGACCTCGATGGAGCCAATGTTCATAGAAATTCGGCGCGGAAACCTCTGTCTTTAGGAAGGTTGAAGTTGATTTCAAATTGTGGTTTAGCGGATACCCGCAGGCTCCGCTTGCTCGGCCCGAAGGCCGGTTGACATCCTTCGCCAATGTTGGAAGGGGTTTGGTGCCTGCAACACCGCTCCTACCTCTCAGAGCTTTTAATCACAGGCCGCAGAGCGTGGAACTAGGATGTACATCCCACGGTGCCTATATATTCCCAACCAACGTAGCGCCTCTCGAAAGAGGGGCGTTGAGGCTAGTCAATAAAGGCTCTTTCAAGCCTCTGCCTTTTAGGCAGGGGTTATTGACGCTTGTCACGGCTTCGTAGAAGCGAGGCGCAAAGATGGTGGGCAGGACTTGCGGGTTGGCGGACCGGCTGTTAGGTACCCGGCGCATCTCTCGATGCCCCGCAAGTCCGTCCCATAAATGGAGACTTGCGAAAGGGGGGCCAGAAGTTGGACTCCCTTGCGGATAGCCAATAAAAATGCCGCTCTATCGAACGACAGGCGGCTATCCGCCCAACAGTTCGGGCCGCCAAGCCCGTGTCGCACCGTTGCGGTGTCGACACGGGAAGCATACCCGAAACACAGGCGCGTTGTCAAAAAGCAGGGCGATGACCTTGACAAGTCTGGGTGCAGCGGTTACGATCTAGATGCGGGTAGCCAAGACTACGCCGTATACTCTGCGTGCTCGAATTAACGTTTAAGCGATCTTTCAAGATAGCCGACCGCAGGGGGAAAAGCCGCAGTTTGCGGCTTTTCTTTTATCTGCCACCTGTTCCTAATCTTCAGAATATGGACATATACGTTTATTCCGACGAGTCTGGCGTCTTTGATCGACAGCATAATGAATATTTTGTATTCGGCGGCCTTGTGGCGTTATCGTATTCTGAAGCGGACGAAGCCACCAGGCGTTACCAACACGCTGAGAAACTAATCAAGGCAAAGGAAGGGCTTGCTAATGACGATGAAGCGAAGGCGTGTTGTCTGTCAAACAGCGGTAAGTCCAAGTTGTTTAGGTCGTTGAATAATTTTCACAAGTTTGGAGTTGTCATTCATCAGAATCGGGTTAATCCCAACATCTTTAACAACAAGAAGACAAAGCAAAGATATCTTGATTATGCGTTCAAGATTGCGATCAAAAGAAAATTCGAGGCCTTGATTCGTGAAGGAACGATCGAACCATGCAAGGTCAGCAAAATTCGTTTTTATGTGGATGAGCATGCGACCGCAACAGATGGCCGTTATGAGCTCAGAGAAGCGCTAGAGCAAGAGTTTAAGATTGGGACGTTCAACTTGAAGTGGAGTGTCTTCCACGAGCCAATTTTCCCCAATCTTCAAAGTGTAGAGTTGCATTTTTGCGATTCAAAGAGCCGAGCTCCAATTCGAGCTGCGGACATTATTGCGAATAGGATTTATTTTTGCGCAACTTCGAGAGATTTGAATTCTTTAAGAGGAAGAAAAGAATTTAAATTGATTGAACTCCCGTGATGGCCTAAAAAGCCCCCAGCTCCGTGCCGAGGGCTTGAGTTATTCGAAAAAATCGAATGACTGACCTTTTTGACAGCGTGGTCAAGATGGTCAGAAGGGGACATCAGAGTCGTATGTCGACTCGGGAGCGCGTCGCTGTGCAGCAGGCTTGGCTTGCGCAGGCTTCTCGTCGCTGTCCTTCTGGCGGAGAAGCTGGAGCTGTTCTGCGATGATTTCAGTGACCCAACGCTCGACCCCTTGCTTGTCCTCATACTTGCGCGTGCGCAGGCGGCCTTCGATGTAGATCGGATCGCCCTTGCGGACGTACTGGCTGATGATCTCGGCGAGGCGGCCGAAAGCGGAGACGCGGTGCCACTCCGTTTCAGACTGAGTCTCACCGGCCTTGTCTCGCCACTTTCGCGTCGTTGCGATAGAGAGGGCGGCGACGATGAAGTTTCCTTGGCGAATCTCGGGATCCTGACCGACGTTGCCGAGGATGATTACCTTGTTAACGGATGCCATTGTTTCTCCTTAGTGAGATATTGATGCGGCCTCGGCGTCGGCATTTGCCGCCGTGGTCTTGAGTTCTTCGTGAAGGCCAGAGCGCACCATCGCTTTTCTCTGGTCGGGGGTGATGCCTTCAAAGAAGGCCCTATACGCCTCCGTGCCTGAGTCCGCGGCACACCGTGCTGAAGCGATGATGTCTTCGGTCAGGAAGGGGGGCGGCTCTTCGGGGCTTGCGTCCTTGTCGGTGTCCGGCTGGCCCTCGACGGGGATGCAGAAGAGCTGAAACATCAAGCTCTTGTATGCGTAGCTCATGGCCTTGCCAGATGCCTTGTCGCCGTTGTCCATGCCTTCGCCTAGCGTGACTAACTCGACGTATGAGCCATCCATGGCGCACGTGACGCGGTACGTGATCTGCAGGCGGATGAGGCGCATCTTGCCGCTGACCGCCTCGGGTTCTTTCTCCATTCGTACAGGCGCGATGTAGAGGTGGTTTTTCGCGAGAAGCGGGGAAAGAGCACCGTAGACGGCATCGATGCCGCGATACTTGTAGTTGCCACCGCCGCTCACCTTGGCGTCCTTGCCGATACCCTGTTCGCGCAGAGCGTCAGCTACGGCCACGATTGCCGCGTGTACCTGCGGCACGGAGTTTTGGTCTGTCATGATGTTTTGTCCTCAGAAAGGGATTTCGTCGTCGCCGATGGCGTAGAAGTCTTCAAGCGACTTGTCGTAGATCGGCTCGGGACGCTTTGCACGTTCGCCGAACCACTGGGCTCGTTCGAACTCGTCTCGCGTGGCGTATTCGGGGTACGGGTCGAAGTCGACCTCGTCCTCAGGCTCGGGCATCGGTAGCTCGAGAGGCTCAAGTGAAGTGATCGTCATGCTTCCTCCTCGCTGTGTTCGTCGTACTCGATCTCGAGCATCTCGCCGTAGAGCATCGATGTCGCATGCTCAAGGGCTCGGTCGAGCTCTGAGCTGAGCGTGAGCGTCGCCTTGAGAGACGACTCGAAGTCGTCCACGTAGCGCGTCTCCATCAGCGCGTAGAGCGCTTTGATTCTCGCGTCGGGGTTTAGCCAGTAGGCAGGAAGCACGCGGTCGTAGTGGCCAAGGACGAACGTTCTGGCGTTGTCCATCGTTGCCTTGATGCCCTTTTCGTGCAGCTCAAGCGCGAAGTCTTTGAAGTCGTTCATTTATCTCTCCCAGTGTCCAGTAATGAGCACGCCGGCGATGATGGCCAGCGCTCCGATGAAAGTGATGAGCGTCCAGACGCGTCCAGGGCGCTCGCATGAAAAAGGCTCGACGTTCTGCCGAGCCTGCTTTGCTGCGCGCCGCTGCTCGAGCGGTCGCTTTCGAGTAATTCGTTTCATGTCGAAGTCCCTTGGAATGTGGTCAATGATGTGGGCCGGGTCGGAGAAGCTCATGCTGCTTCCTCCTCCTCGCGCTCCTGCCAGAGCACGCGAAGCTCCTCGAGGCAGTCCTCCATGATGTCCTTGTCGAGCCCCGCGTCGTTGGCTGCTTCGGTGAACTCTTCGATTGTGACGAGCTCGCCTCCGGCTGTAAGCGTGTCGAGATCGAGCACGTACCCGTCGACAAGGATCGGCTGTTCGTCCGGATACTCGTCGTACACTGACGGGACGCCGCCCATGCCGAAGTAAAAACCGTTGCTCATGCGAAGTACCTCAATGCGATGACCGTGAGACCGATTGCGACGATGCCGCCGATCGTAAAAAGGCGATGGCCGAACGCGATGGTGTCTTCGGACGTAGGCTCGTACTGGACGAGCTCGTCGGCGCTGCGCCCGGTGAAGAAATCGAGAAGAGACATAACTTCCTCTCCGTGTGGAATGAGAAAAGGCATTCAGATGCCGCCGAATGAGAACGCCACGTGATGTGGCCGGCGGCACGTGAATGCCTTCTGATGAAAGTGGGGTGAGGGAGCCGGGGTGAACGCAAAAGCCTCTCGCCTGCAGATGCCCTGGCTTTGGAATCTGGGACTAGTCGCCCAGACCGGCGCATATCTGCGTCACGCCGTTTGCCCTCGTAGCCTTTTACGGAAGTGCCTGGATGAAGCGCTCGATGTTTTTCGCGACCGCTTCGTATTTCTCAGGCGTTCGCAGTTTCGACAGCACGTAGGGGTCTGTGAACATGTAGAAGCTGAGCGCAGCGGCGAACGCTCTGCACTCAACGCTGAGCCTGCAGATGTCCTCTGCGGTCGGCTTCTTAATGCCGAGTCCGAGGAAGTACCCGGCGGCGAAGGTCTCGAAATCTTTGATCTTTTGCATTGTCTTGAGGCGAAAAAAAAAGCCCCCGGCGTGTGCCGAGGGCTAGCATTAGTTCAGAGGGAAAGCTCGTTTATCCTTCAGGGTGTCTTTCCTGAAGATTCCGTGTGTCCACGGATTGCTGTTCGTCAGGTACTGACTCAGAAGGCAGTTGGTTTTCTGAGACTCCCCCGTATTCTTCTGCTGGTCGTTCATTTGAAGAGGAGGCGCGGCTGCTTCCTTCGAAAGTTTCCTGAATTTGCTCGTATCCATTGCAACCTCTTAAGGTGTCGAGAGTTATTGTCGAAACTATTTGTCGACTTGGCGTCATGAATAGTTCGTTGAAAAGTTTTATGACTGCCTCCTCATGCTCATTGGTGTCCGTGACCGTGGAGAAGATTTCGCGTGCTTCTTCCTTGTCGATCACAAAACCGTGTTCAGGGTACGAGGTTACGAGTTTGTTTAGACCTTCTTCTGTAATGGATTGAGAACGTTCCTTGAGCCTGAAGCCATACTGGCTGGTGATCTTCATCGCTCTCTGCAGTTCGCCGAGCCTCTGAGGGTCGATCTGAGAATACAAAGGCTCTGCAATGGATGCGGAGATTTTTGTTGCAAAGTCACCGCAGAGCTTTGTGGTAAGGCGGGATCCCATTCGGATATCCACGAGCGTTTCCGCAAATGAGCGTCGCATCTGTTCGTTGATGAAGTTCATCGACTCGACCAGGTCTAGACCAGAACTGTGTTCGTAGAACTCATCGTTTCGTCGGACCTGAATGTCCAGTGGACCAAATTCAGATAGGTCTCCCATCGCCAGCTCGTTTGCGCCTATTGCCATCAGCGTCCCTGTACTTTTGCACATGTACGGGATCACGAATCGAATGTGCTGGTAGGAGCGCTGGAGCAGTCTGGTGATGCGATACCCGGCACCGGGTTCGCCGCCGTAAGTCGAAAGGAAAAGCACGGCCTTCGGTTTCTTCTCCGTGACTGACGCCAGAATTTTAGAAAATGCAATGAAGCATTGTTTGTTGATTTCGCCAGACATCAAATAGACGTCTTTATCTTCAAAATACATTTTGACTCCAGACGTTGGTAGGTATTTCTTTACTCTACAGCGCCACAGGCTCTCTGGCAAACGAAAGCCCATCCAAGCGCTCTCGTTAGAAAACGCTTAGATCGGCTTTCGATCAGGTCGCGGCTGCGCTCGTTCAGCGCTCAGGCCGCTCGGGACGTGCGTCCTCTGCTTCGTTTCGGCTGATCCTGATCTAGCTCGTGGGGCGAGCTTGCGTCGTTTTCAGGTGGTCCCCAACCCAACCGCACTGGAAGATGCCCTCCAGCCGTCCTGCGTACTTTTCATACGCGACCTTTGCGACTACCGTTCCGTCGCGTGATGCGCTCCCGACAGACCCTTCTGTCCAGGATCGCACCCGTTTGGCGGGCGGTCCCCGACGCGCTACGTGAGCGCACCGAGATTCGATGCCCTTCCCATCGACGCCAAGCCTTGCGGCTTGGGTACCAAGTGGAACGGATGCCATTCCGCGTTTGGTACGTTTATGGTACCACAACGGTACCGATGATGGTAGTCACAGGTTACCAAAATCATGGAATGGTTTGATTTAGATCAACGGGCATTTTTTGAGGGCAAAAAAAATCCCGCACGAGGCGGGATTGAGGGTGGGGGAGGGTAGCCGGGCGCTAGAGTTCTCGCACGTTAAAGCAAAGGACAGCTCTGCCGATCACTTCGACGGATTCACAGGTATCCAGTTGGATCGGCCTGTACTTCGGGTTGTCTGAGATCAGCTCGACCTTGCCTCCTGGGTGGATCTGTACGCGCTTGATGAAGACGGCGTTTGAATACTGAACGGCGTAGAGGCCGTCGGCAATGAAGCGGCTCTGTGACGTGTCCACGATGACGAAGTCGCCGCGCTTGATGCCTGGTTCCATGCTGTCGCCGTCGGCGGTGATGATGTGGAGGGTCTGGAAGTTCAGGGAGGAGGTCGACTTTGACAGTAGCCACTGTTTGGTGACGCGGAGCATCTGGACCAACTGGATGGTCTGGGCAAGCTCCCCGCCGTAGCCGCACGATCCCCTGACGTCGAACACAGGGATCGAAACGACGTCCGCATTGGGCTCTAGGGTTTGCGGGCAAGACAGGGACGTATCGCCGAACCTCAGGAAAGCGGGAGTGACATGGAAGTACTCGGCCAATGCCTCGAGGTTCTCGTCGGATGGCATCTGGATGCCAGACAGCCATTTTCCAACGGTGACGTGACTCGTGCCGATCCGGCGGCCAAGCTCACGCATCGAAATTTTGCGCTCTTCTAACAGGGCTTTTAGGCGGGCAGGGAAAGACATAAGGCCTCCTTTGGTACTCGGATGGTACCAACAAACGGACCGTATTAGGGTACCACACGGTTACCAAGTGTGGTACGATACTGGTACCATTAATTTTTATGAGGTACCACATGAAGAAAGTTTCTGTTCGAGATGCCATCTCTCGATATGGCACTCAGCAAAAACTCGCCGACGACCTTGGTATTTCCCGTCAAACGGTTAAGCGGTGGGTTTCCAAGAATTCCGTCACGCGAAACTACCTTGCTCCGTTTTGCCGTCTGACTGGCTGCAAGCCGGAGGAGGTCAGCCAGTTCGCTGCCGACATTTTGCGAATGACCAAAACCATCCGTTGAGGTTTTGAATGAGTTACGAGGCTATGCATAAAGTCCGTGCTTCGGGGTTGTCCGATCGCACTCAGGTCGATGTGCTGGAAGCCCTCGCGTTTTTCCTGAACAAGGAGACGGGGGCTTGCTTCCCGTCGACAGAAGCCATCTCGCGAATCTCTCGCGTCAACGACCGACTTGTAAGGACAACGCTTAAGACCCTACACAGCTTAGGGTTGATTTCGTCGACTCAGAAGGCTGGCCAGAAGAGGTATTTCACCCTGCACCTTGATCGACTTCCTTTGCCTATCCCCCTGCAAGAAGTTACAGGGGGGCAAGAAAATGCAGGGGGTGAAGAAAGTACACCCCTGTATGAAAACACACCCCTGCAGGAAAGTACAGGGGAGGGGTGTAGAAAAATACAGGGGACCCCTGTAGGAAAGTGCAGTACACCCCTGTATGAAACTACACCCGAACAAGGAATTAACAAGGAATCTAACAAGGAATCTAACAAGGAAGATAGCGCACCGGCCGAAGGCGACACGTTCAATCCTTCGGAATGGGCGTTGAAGCAAAGTTCCAAAAACGGGACTTTAGAAAGTACCGAAAACGGTACTTTGCTGGACCAAAGTACCAAATCTGGGACTTTCCAAAGTACCGAAAACGGTACTACCGAAAGTACCAAAAACGGGACTCATGAAAGTACCGTTTTTGGGCCTGTAACAAGGAATAAGAACAAGGAAAAGGAACAAGGAATAGGAACAGGGAGCGTCGCTCCGTCACCCGATCATTTTCCCGACGCCACGAAAAAGATCGAGGAGCCGAAGCCGAAGCGCACGACAACAGACAGGGGATCGCGACTAACGATCACTGAACTACCAGACGACTGGAAGGCTTTCGCCGAACAGGAAGAACCTGACCTTGATCCTAAGCGTCTCTTTGAAAACTTCAAGGATTACTGGAACGGACTCTCTGGAGCTAAGGCAATCAAAAAGGACTGGAAGGGCACTTGGAGAAACTTCGTCCGCAGCTTCCATAACGCCGAAGACTGGAAGCGTCGACCGATGCTCAAACGTGCACCTACTCACTCACCTTCTCGACCCGGTCAGTTCGTCGAGAAAAAACAATCCGAACGTGACTACTTTGACTGGTAAACAATGACTACTGACATCACCACGAAACTCAAAACGGCCTTTGCCGCCCCCGCTTCGAAGGAGGTTACGTTCGAATGCCAGATTCACGGCGTCCAGACGTACACCACCTATCAGCGTCGCGACGGCTCTTGGGCTGAGCCGTACTGTCCGGAATGCCGAAGGATCGAGAAGGAACGCGCCGAGCTGCTTGCAGAGATGCAGGCGGACGCGAAAGAGCGCGCCGTTGGCTTGACTCGTGCGCTTCACTGCGAAAGGCCGCTGGACTTCGACGTGCCTTGTTTCTCCAACTATCAACCGGAGACGCAGGAAGAGGAGCGCAACCTGTCCATCTGCCGCCGATTCGCCGAGCGGTTCACGGAACGTGAGCTTGAGCGAGAGAGGGCGCATAACGCACAGGAACCGGATTGGCGCTCTAAAAACTCCATGGGTCTTCTGCTCTTCGGCAACTATGGCACGGGCAAGACGCACCTCGCCTACTCAATCCTGAAGGAACTCGATCGCCAAGGACTGCCGGGGTTCTACATCACAATCCCCGACCTCTTCGACCGCATCTCCGACCGCGTCAATCGCATTGACGTTGCCGAAACTCTCGGAAAGCTTTGCATGGTGTCCTGTCTCGTACTGGACGAGATCGGTGTCCAGTCTGGCGACGCCGACGAGAAGAAGCGTCTCTACCAGATCATCGATGGACGCATCAAGAACGGACGACCGACGATCCTCGTCACGAACCTCGACCGCTCCGAGTTGGTAAACCTCTTGACCGAGCGCGTGGTTTCTCGCGTTATCCAGTCGTCTTACAAGCTTTTCTTTACTGGACGGTGCAGGCGTGAACCCACGCGCCGCTCTGCCGAGGAGGTTTTCTGATGGATCAGACAGTTTTGACGATTGAATATATGAACGAAAGAAACAAAGCCTTGACTAAGGCCGGTGAGGGCATTGTCGCCGCTCGCAAGAGCCTCGATCAACTCGAGGAAGCCCTGAGAGGAACCGTCTCGGGCAAGTTCCCTGACATCGGGCAAGTGGCAGACACGACGCACAGGCTTCGTGAAGAGATCGACCAGATTCTGATCGGCCTGGTTGAGTCGAGCATGGTTAAGCCAGAAAGGAGGCTTTGATGATCCTCGATGAGTTCACCGGTCGCAACTGCAAGCGAACCGAATACATCGACGCCCGCGGACGGCACTGGATCGTGCGCACGGACCCGGTCTTCGTTGAACGCAAGCTCGACCGATACGAGACGACGCTGCTACTTCACCTCGAGCACTGCAACGTCCCACATCGCCGCGCCACCAGCGCAAGAACGCGCATACCTCAAGCACGATGGATTTGTCGCACGGCTACAGAGGGCTGAAGCAGATCAACTCAACAAAGCCATCTATCCATAAGGAGAAACAAATGAAACGACAAGACTTCGAGTGCTTTTTGAATGAACGTGCGCACGGCGTGACTTGTGCCGTCTGTGGCCGTCAGGACTGGATGATGAATGTGAACGAAGAAAACGAAAACATCCTCATCATGTGCAGTCACTGCGGCCACGTCGTCTCGTTTAATCGTAGCTACGTGAAGTCGCTGCTAGGTGAGACCGAAGTAGAAGACCTTGGCGGCGATAGCTCCGATAACGACGGTGGCAATGCCAGCGATGAATCTGAACATAGTCAGACCGACCTTCCCGTCGAGCCGAGTGTTAAAGCTGTCAAGCCTCTTATCAAGGCCGCTGAACCTTTTGTCGATCCTCTCGTTGAAACTGTTGAACCGGTTGTCGATCTTCCCGTCGAGACCGTTGAGCCGCCCCACGAGGTCAGTCGAGTTGCTGTCGATTCTGGCATTGAGAGTGGCACTCAGGTCAGAGAGCGACCTGTTGATTCTGGCCTCGGAATTGTCGATCGCTTGAGTAAGGCGGTTTTCGATTTGATCGCTGTGGTCAAGACAAAGCTTTACCCACTGTGAATCGTCAGTTTTTGCCATGAATTTGTTCCTCAATAAACGATCGATCAAAGAACTCGAGATGCCCGCAGTGGTTGCAACGAAGAAGAATGCAGGAACACAGAATTTCAATCGGTTGTTCCTCGCCTTCATCGTCTTTTGGGGGAGTGCCTCCCATCTCAATGATGAGTTCGCGCAAGACCTGTTTGAACCTTTCTTCAAGGCCGCCGTCGACGAGGTTTGTTGCGGCTACGGTTCCGTTTTCGGTTTTCACATACCAGTCAGAGGAATCGCAAACGGGACACCGCATGCCGTTCGCACGTTCGTTTAGGAACTTCGTTAATTCGTCAATTGTCAATTTCAATTTCTCCGTGAGTTGGTTGATGGTTTGTCTGGGGAGACACCGTCAATCATCTCACGGGGAATCTCAAAACTAAACAGGAAGAAACGATGAGTGAACTCAAAGATGAAGATTTTCAGCCGGTCGAAATCAAGGGCAAGGAAAACCTCCCAGCTATCGGCCAACGATGCCTTTTCATCCTGCGCTCTTGGAAGGACAAGCCCGTTTGCGCCAACTTCCGCGTTTACGGGTACCGCGATGACAAGCGCACCATCTACATCCCGCTCCACAAAACCAAGCTGAACATTCTCTGCGTCAAGAGCTGGCACGTTGAGCCGGGCGCTCCTTTCTATGACGGCAACCTCTAAGGACCACACATGAACCTCTTTACTCCAACCGAAGAAACCAAGGTCAAACACTTGCTCTCCACGCTCGATGACGCGGAAACGAAAATCTGCATTCTGGCTAACAACCAACGAGGCCGCCACAACTGGGAGCGCACGGACGCTCGTAAGAACGTCGTCACTCTCCTCAAGTCCATTCGCAAGCAAGCAGACTCGCTCATCAGGCACATGGACAAGTCCGATAAGGAAAGGCTGAACGTATGAACAAAATGGTTCTCGCACTCGGACGAATGAAGTCCGGCCAGATGAACCGCACAGAGGCGGCTTATGCAACCACGCTAGAAGCCGCCAGAAACGCGCATGAGATCGTCTGGTATGCCTTTGAAGGTGTCACCCTTAAGCTCGCCGACGGATGCCGCTACACCCCTGATTTCGCTGTTCTACGAGCTGACGGCATCATGGAGATGCACGAGGTCAAGGGCTATTGGACCGACGACGCCCGCGTGAAAGTCAAGGTTGCAGCTGAGAAGTTTCCGTTCGTTTTCAAAGCTGTCTACAAGCAAGCAAAGAAAGACGGCGGAGGTTGGAGGATTGAGGAGTTCTGATGATCACGAAAGAGCAAGAACAGCGACTTCGCAACTGGGCGCGAGCAAACCGCGAATGCCCAAGAGTCAAGAAGGGGGCGACGCTTGTCTTCTGTGAGTCGCTTCGCTACTGGTATGACCACGAGGCGGAAGAGGGAGATGACGAGCCGCCGACGCGACCGCCGCAGGCAGAGAGACGGGGAATCGACGTCGACGACGCTAACCTGATCGACCGAGCTTACAGAGATCGAGAAATGCGTAACATCAGCCGCGCAGTTCTGCGCATGTTCTACTGCGAGAAGCGCCACCCCAGGGACATCGAACGCGAGCTCTCGCTAGGGGAAAAGACGCTCAACATGCATAGGGAACGAGCCGTCAATCAGATCTTCCGAATTGTTGAATCTTTGGAGAAGGAGGCGTAAAATGACCAAATAAGGTCGTATGACAGCTGCAGTTGGCAGTCCGGTTTTCCGTGGGCTCCCGTATGGGAGCTTCGGCGTGCCCGAAAGAAACGAACCCGCAAGGTGAAGGCCTCGCGGGTTTTTGCTTGTTGATGGAGCAGATTGAATCCTAGTCGGATAGAACGTCTGCAATTCCACCAGGGAAGTTAGGAAGAATTTTTTTGTGCTTCCATGGATTGTCTTTGGCTACTTTGGCCACTTTGAAGAATTCCTCGTCATGGTCTTCAAGCCAATAGACTCGGTATTTCATCCCAAGTGACAGGCAACGGACTACGTTTCGAATGAAACTCATGCGACCCCAGACTGTCCAAGCAAGTAGTGTCGCAATCTCTTCTTTGCTGGCTTCAGTTCTATGGGGCTTTGAATCCCACCTTTCTTGAATTCGGCGATCCCTGATTTTTTCAAAGAGTTCGGGGTTATTTTTCAGGAAGGAAAGAACATCAGACTTGGTTTTGATGACGATGTCATCGGCAACATAGCTCTTGATCAGGTCTTTAGCTTCCTGAGCCTTGAGTGAATTAACAATGGTTTCGGGTTTGGTCTTTGCTCTTTCCTTTTCCCAGTCAATCTCGTCTGGATAAGGGCTGCAGAACATCATGTGCCACCCCCAAAGCTCTTCAGAGACGCATCGGGGTTGCCAGTAGTCCCACTCCTTCCAGTGCCAGTCGGCATCTCCTAGGATTTGAAGCAGATTGGTGGCAACGCTCTCTTGGCCTCCCCTGTCCGTTCTGTTCAGACGACAAAGCTCTTTTACGATGAGAGATCGTTGCTCTTCAGTTATTCCATCAATTAGATCGGCGGTGAATTTTGCGGCATCTTCCTCCGTATACGGGAAGAGGTTTGTCTTTGGCGAAGAGACGGTTTTTGGCTTTTGTTCTGAAGTTTTGCTTTTCTCGGATTTGAAAAGCATTTTGACTAAGGCTGAAAAAAATCCCATGACTTGCTCCTGAAGGAAATTCAAGGATAACGCCTTGCGTTTCGATATTTGATCAGGGTTTCCATTAGTGAGACTGTGCTATGACTGAAAAAAAGAAAAGCTCTAGCGCTCCGAGGATGGGTCGCCCAAGTAAGTACACGGAAGAGCTGGCTCAAAAGATCTGTGGCTTGATCCGAGAAGGCAAGTCCGAGCGCACGATTTGCAAGATGCCTGGGATGCCCACTACGCTCACGCTGAGGAAGTGGAAGGATGATCATCCCGACTTTCTTACCCAGTCCGCGCGCGCGAGGGAGGAGAGCGCAGAAAAGTTTAACGATGACCTCCTCGAGCTCCAAGACGAACTCAACGACCAGTTGCAGACGCGTCTCATGAACGGCGAGGACTTCCCGAAGGGGGCGGTCGAGGCCTACAAGGTGCTGATGCAGGAGAAGGCCCGACAGGCAGCTTGGCGTGATGATTCGCGCTACGGCAATCGCAAGACCGTGAAGGTTGATGCGACTGAGGACGCCAAGGGCATGGCTGAGGTTTACGCAAAGATGTTGGAGGCTCAGAAGGATGGCTGATCCCTTCCGAGAGATCTGGAGGCCGCATAGATACAAGGTCTTCTACGGCGGTCGAGGATCAGGCAAATCGTGGGCAGTCGCGCAGGCCCTTATGGTCATGTGCGACATGGCGAACATCCGCATCCTGTGCTGTCGTGAGATCCAGAATTCAATCAAAGACTCGTCCTATCAAATCTTGAGGGACACGGCAGAGCGTCTCGGAATATCGGGGCGCTTTTCCTTTTTGGAGTCTGAGATTCGCCACAAGCTGACCGGCTCGCGATTCATCTTCAAGGGCTTGCTCAGAAACGAGCAGTCTGTGAAGTCAACCGAAGGCATCGATCTGGTCTGGGTCGAGGAAGCGCAGACCGTCTCTGAATCCTCATGGGAGGTTCTGATTCCGACCATTCGCAAGCCGGGGTCGGAGATCTGGGTAACGTTCAACCCTCTGAACGCAGACGATCCAACGACGAAGCGATTCATTGAGAACCCGCCTCCAGAAGCCTACGTTCGCAAGATCAACTTTGATGAGAATCCGCACTTCCCGCCTGAGCTACGTGCTGAGATGGAGCATGACAAGGCGGTTGACTACGAGAAGTACCTTCACATCTGGGAGGGCTTCCCGCGCACCGTCTCCGACGCTCAAGTGTTCAAGGGACGCTACAGCGTAGAGAGCTTTCCTGACGATCTGTGGAAGAAGGCAGACCGCCTGTTCTTCGGTGCCGACTTTGGTTTTGCCAGAGACCCGAACACGCTCATCCGGTGCTTCATGTACGACAGAAAGCTCTACATCGACTATGAGGCGTATGCGGTCGGCATTGAGATTGACGAGTTGCCCGCGTTCTATCGAACTGTGCCTGAGGTCGACAACTGGCCGATTCACGCTGATGCGGCTCGACCAGAGACCATCAGCTACCTTGCGAATCGTGCAAACCCGCCTTTCCGCATCAGTGCCGCCAGTAAGTGGCAGGGAAGCATTGAGGACGGCGTGGCCTACCTGAAAAGCTTCGAGAAAATCATCGTTCATCCGCGATGCAAGCACACTGCGGACGAATTCAGGCTTTACAGCTACAAGGTCGACAAGACGACTGGAGAGGTCCTTTCGGTCTTTGTTGACAAGAACAATCACGCCATCGACGGCATTCGCTACGCACTCGATGGATACATCACCAAGCCGGGCTTGTCCAAGTGGGCTCGCCTTGCGCAATGAGGAGCATTATGCGAAACAACAAACGAGTCGGACGGCGCACTCAGCGTTTTGCCGACGGCGTGAGCAATGCGCTTCTGCGCGTCGGGCAGAACACGCCGAACACATTTCAGAAGACGCGATACGTCCCGGAGTTCAAGTCTCTTGAGCGCAATCAGCTCGAGTGGGCTTATCAAGGCTCGTGGATCTGCGGCCTCGCTGTCGACATCATCGCCGAAGACATGACGCGCGAAGGCGTGGACATCAAGGCAAGCGATCCGACTGTGGTCGACAAGATCAATACCAAGATGGATGATCTTGGTGTGTGGGGTTCGATCTGCGACGCAATCAAGTGGTCTCGTCTTTATGGCGGTTCTATCGCAGTCATGCTCATTGACGGTGACGACATGAGCACGCCTCTCGGCAAGATTCGCCCCGGCTCCTTTAAGGGCTTGTGCGTTCTTGACCGATGGCAGATTGATCCGACGCTTGGCAGTACCGTTCAAACGCTCGGTGCGGACTTCGGAAAGCCTGAGTACTACACGATCATCGCGGGGTCTAGCGAAATCTCGATCCCGTCTCAACGCGTTCACTACTCGCGTGTGATCCGCTTTGAAGGTCGACGCCTGCCCTACAACCTGCGACGCGCTTACGGCGGCTGGGGTGCTTCCATTCTCGAGACCGTCTTTGATCGAATCTCCATGTTCGATCTGGCAACGGAAGGCGCAGCACAGCTCTTGTCGAAGGCGTATCTGCGCTACTACAAGGTTGAAGGCTTGAGGGACATCCTCACGAACGATCTTGCCGCCAAGGGCTTCCTGAAACAGATGGACTACATCCGCATGTTCCAGGGCATCGAGGGCATGACCATCGGCGATTCGTCCGACGACTTCCAAACGATGCAGTACACGTTTACGGGCATCCCTGAAGTCATGCTCCAGATTGGTCAGCAGATCTCTGGTGCAATCGGCGTACCTCTTGTGCGCCTCTTCGGTCAATCTCCTACGGGTTTCAACTCCACTGGTGAAAGCGATCTGCGCACGTACTACGACAACGTCAAGCATGATCAGGACAGCGATCTGCGTCCGGGCATGAAACGCTTGCTCAATGTCATGTACGAGAGCGAGATGGGGACGCCGCCGGGTGACGACTTCAGCTTTGAGTTCAAGTCTCTTTGGCAGATGACGAACGAGCAGAAGGCGCAGGCCGCTACGGGCATGGCCGGGGCGATCATTCAAGCCCTTCAGGCGGACGCTATCACTCCGTCTGTTGCCATGAAGGAGCTTCGCAAGCTTTCCGATGTGATCGGACTCTTCTCGTCAATTACCGATGAGGACATTGATGAGGCGGAAGAGGCGGACAACGGTTTGATGCCGCCGACTTTTGGAGGACTGAATGAAGGTCAAATCGAAAACGGCGTTTCGGGAGCCGACGAAAACGGCGAACCTAAACCGCTGGTACCGAAAGCGCCTCTTGCAAATCGCGAAGCAGGTTGACCTGATCGCTCGTGAGTTCGAAGAAGAGACCGATCTTTTCGTTGCGGTCTCCCAGATTCAAAGGCGACTCTTCTCGTATGAGGACTCGCTGAATGCCTATGCACTGGACATCGCAAGCGTCATGCTCAAGCGAGCCGATCAGGCTGACTACGACACTTGGCTACGAGTTGGCGAGGGAATCACGAGGGCGACACGCAAGCGCCTTCGTTCTCCTGCCATCGCAAACGAGTACCAGCGCATGCAGGCAGAGCAGGTTGATCTGATCAAGACAATCCCGCATGAGGCCGCCATGAAGGTTCATGAGTGGGTCAGGTCCGGTTTGGCAAACGGGCAGCGTTTCCCTGAAATCGCGGCTCGCATCAAGAACGAACTGGGTGCAAGCACGGAGGCCCGTGCCATTTGCATCGCACGAACGGAGACGGCTCGAGCACGATCCAACTTCACGCAAGCTCGAGCAAAGGCTGTTGGGTCAACCGGTTACATCTGGCGAACGGTAGGAGACGGAGCTGTGCGAGACATGCACGCTCGCCTTGATGGGACGGTTCAACGGTGGGACTCGCCGCCGATCTGCGAGGTCGGAAAAGGCGGAACGCCTGTTAGAAGTCATCCAGGGTGCGTATGGAATTGCAGGTGTTTTCCCGAACCACTGTTCTCCAAAACGGGGTATGAAAAATGAGATTCAAAGATGGTGCTGAGTTCTACACCGTCGAACAGTTAAGCCCTCGGCGAGAGAAAACGCCTGAGGGCTTTTTGCTGTGCAAGGACGTGCCGATCAGTCGTGTCGGCGAGTTCGACTACACGCCGCTTGAGACTGGTATTGCAGGCAAGGGCGGAAAGGTAGTTATGAGCCGTTCTGAGGCGGAACTATTCAAGCCCGAGACGATGGCGAGCTTTGAGGGCAAGCCGGTCGTCATCGGGCACGGTCAGTTTGCTGATCCAGACAACTGGAGAAAGATCAGCATCGGACATGTACAGAACGTCAGGCGAGGAGAGGGGGATCAAAGCTCCCTTCTTCTCGCCGACTTGCTCCTCCAAGACGCCGAAGGCATTCGGCTTGTCGAGGAAGGCCTGCTGACGGAGGTGAGCTGCGGCTATGACGCCAAGGCCATCGATGACGGCAACGGTCGGGGGCATCAGGAGGGCATCGTGGGCAACCACCTCGCCTTGGTAGAAAAAGCTCGCTGTGGCGAGATTTGCAAAATAGGAGATGGTTTTATGAAACCAAAGTCCTGGAAGAACGCTCTGCGTCGCTTTTTCAAAGATGGCGACGAAGAGGGTTTTAACGAATGCCTCGATTCGGTCGAGGCGAATCCTGTAGGAGATGACGGTCAGGGCGAATCTGCTCCGGCTCCGACCGCTGAGGAACGCCTTGACGCGATCGAGAAGTCCGTGGCGGCCTTGACCGAAAAGGTCACTGCGATGGAAAAGCCGACCGCTGACGAAGAGCCTCCCGAACCCCAAGAGGGCGCGGAAGGCAATGAAGGCGGCGAAGCCGATCCTGACGCTGAAATCGTCGCTGACGAAGAAGTCGAGCAGGTGATGGCTGACGCTGACGAACTCGCACCGGGTATCGCGAAGCCGCAGGGTGATGGCGAAGGCGGCAAGTTCACTCGCGGTCTGGTCGGTCGCATCAAGCGCAATGCCCTGAAGCTTTCAGGCAATAAGACGTTTGGCGACTCCGCCACGCTTGACGGTCAGGCTCTCGATGTGGCCTTCAAGGCGGCTGTTCTTCTGGCTCGTTCCAAGAATAACCCGACGGCTCGCGGCTTTGGTGACGGCGGTCAGCAAACGCCCGCTCGTCCGTCCAATTCCGAACTCAATACCAAGTACAAAACCTTCTGGGAGGGCAAGTAATGTCTCAGTTCATCGGTACTTCGATGCCGCGCGGCTTCGCAGGTGAAATCACTCGCGGCTTCTTTGACTTCACGACCGAAGTCCACAAGAACAACGGTACGGTCAAGGCTTTCGGCGTTCCCGTCAAGCTCGACGGCCAGACCGTTGCCGCTACGACGGCCAACACGGATGCGGTCTACGGCTTTGCCGTCCGCGAATACGGTCAGGTGGATGCAGCAGGCGTCCAGGAGGCCGACATTCTGACGGTTCTCCGTCGCGGCTACATGGTCGTCAAGACGGCTGGCGGTACGCCCGCTCTCGGCGGCACCGTCTACCTCAAGACCGACGGCACGATCACGGCTGACAAGGGCACCAACACGGCTATTCCGGGTTGCACCTTCATGGGCGCTGCTGACGCCTCCGGCCTTGTCGAAATCGCTTTCAACATTTAAGGAGTGAAACATGCGCTTCACTGATGCAGAAATCTCTTCGACCGGCGCTTTTCTCGTCGGCGAACTCGAACGCCTCGATCAGGAGCTGTACGCTCCGCTCGCTGATTTCACGTGGTCTCGTGACATTGACCTTCGTGAAGACGTGACCATTGCTGACGAGGTTACGTCCTTCATGCTCGCCAATTACGCGGGCGGCTTTGGCTCGATCGGCGGCTCCGGTAAGTCTTGGATCAAGGGCATGGACACCACCCCGGCCCGCGTCTCCGTCGAAACGTCGAAGGTCACGACGCCGCTTACCCCGTGGGGCATGGAAGTGTCCTACTCCATCTTTGAACTTCAGAAGGCCATGCAGGTCGGTCGCCCGATCGACGTTCAGAAGTATGACGCCATGAAGTTCAAGCACCAGCTCGACATTGATCAGCAGGTCTACATGGGCGACGAAGGCATTGGCGTCAAGGGCCTTCTCAACAACGATGCCGTCGTTGCCAAGTCCAACCTTGGTTCCGTTAACGTTAAGACGATGAGTGCTGAAGACGCCGTCAACCTCTTCAACACGGTTCTCGAATCCTCTTGGAAGGCTACTCAGTACATTCGTATCCCCGATACGATCCTGATCCCGCCGGCTCTCTTTGCGGCTCTCGCCTCCAAGCAGCTCCCGAACGTTGACAAGAACGTTCTGGAATATGTCCTCCAGAACAACATTGCCGTCTCCAACGGCGGCAAGCTCACGATCCGTCCGGTTAAGTGGCTGAATGACAGCTCGATCAACAGCGGCAATGGTCGTCTGGTTGCCTACACGAAGGCTCGCGACGTTGTTCGCTTCCCGCTCGTTCAGCTCCAGTCCATGGCTCCGCAGTTCCGTGACTTCATGCAGTCCGTGCCGTACTACGGTGCTCTTGGCGGCGTTGAATTTGTCCGTCCGGAAATGGTCTACTACGGCGACCTCGCCTAAAGAGAGGAGGGCTCATGATGAAAAAGATTACCGTCGATGGGCCCGTCACTCTCAATCTCGAAGACAAGTCCCTCGCTTTTACCAAGGGGCGCGTTTACGAGGTCGAGGACGAAGTGGCGGCACACCCCTACTTGAAGCAGTACATCGTTCGCTGTGAGGACGTTGAGCAGGCTGCCAAGCCCGCTCGCAAGACGGCTCCCAGGGCGAAGAAGGAGGCCGAAGATGGCAAGTCCGACGCCGCAGGCGCTTAAGGTTTTTCGAGAAACCTTTCCTGAAATTACCGAGGACAAGTACCCGGATGCGGCGGTAAGAATCCGTCTGTCGCTCGCAGACAAGTTCTTTGCCGTCGACCGCTTTGAAGACGCCGAAGTCCGCGCACACGTCATGGGTCTGTATGCCGCTCACTATCTGACGGCATACGGCTCAACGGCATCGGGCGGTAACGGTAACGGCGGAACACTGGGTGTTGTCGCATCCAAGTCCGTAGACGGTGCGTCCGTGTCCTATGACACGAGCACTGGCACGGAAGAGGGTGCAGGGTTCTGGAACATGACGGCTTACGGACGTGAGCTTTATCAGCTCATGCAAATCTTCGGAGCTGGAGGCATCCAGATATGAAGCCCAAAACCTTGGCATCGCTTAACCACACTTCTCACGTTCAAGAACTCAACAAGAGCCTTGAGCGACTCAAGAGGAGTGTGGTTTTTGTTGGCATTGCATCGGGTTCAAAGACAGATGCTCGAGAAGATGGCGGTCCGCCCAATCATCTTTTGGGTTTTGTCCATGAGCACGGATCGCCCGCAGCCAACATTCCTCCGCGTCCCTTTCTTGTGCCGGGCGTGAAGTCTGGCAAGGAAAAGGTGACGAAGCATCTTGAAGCCGCCATGCGGGCCGCGCTCAATGACGACGACAAGGCTGTGAAGGCTCTGCTTGAACAAGCGGGGTTCGACGCTGTGTCTGCGGTCAAGCTCTACATGCGTAACGGTACCTTTGAGCCGCTCAAGCCGAGCACGATCAAGAACCGCAACCGCAGTCGACTGACCAAGGGCAAGCGAGAAAACGAACAGCAGGGGAAGAACATTCAACCTCTGACCAATACGGGCGCGTTGCGAGACGCGCTCGATTTCTATGTGGAGGATGGTGATGGCTGGGCTTGACGTATCTGAGGTTATTCGTGATCCGCTATTCACTTCACCTGTCACTTTGATCCCCAGAACGGAGACTGTCGACGATCTTGGCAATCCCACATGGGCTGATGGTGAGCGCGTGAGGATTCAAGCGGTCGTCACTTCCGACATGAAGAGCATTGAGCGCCTTCCTGACGCTCTGCAACGCGCAGGAACGATTATTGTGCGCTTCATGAAGGACGATGCTCCCGAAGGGTTTGGACACGGCTACGACGCTGTGGAGTGGAGCGGACGCAAGTTTGTTGTGAAGGATTGCGCGGACTACTCGCAATTCGGACAAGGCTTCATCCGCTTAACTTGTTGGCCTGAGGAGGCATCGGATGGCAGTTATCGACAGCCGATCAGCGAAAGTGCTGACGCCGATTGGCTCTGAGAACACGAAGTCACCAGAAGACAAGCTGCGAGTCTGGCTTGCCGCACTGACAGGACTCGACAATGCGCACGTCAGGCGCAGATGGCTCGCTCGACCGGGTACATGCTTCGCTCTTGATGAGGATTGGGCGGCGGTCGGCATCATTTCCGTTTCTACCTCGGGAACGCCCTATCAGCAGGGGCACAAGGGACGCTTGGACGATCCTGTCTCGGGAGACATCAAGCGCATCAGTCACCAGACTCTGACCTGCGTGGCTTCTTTCTACGGCTCAAATGCACAGGAACTCGCAGACTCCTTCCGCGAAGGCGCTCAAATCTTTCAGAACGCGAACGCGCTCAAGAAAGCGGGACTTGTGCTTCAAGGCGTCAATGAGGACATTCAGCATCTTCCTGACTTCCTCTTTGAACAATGGATTGACCGCTACGACGTGACCTTCAAGGTTGGTCGTGAGGTCGTCCGCACATACGGCGTCCGCGATCTTGCGAGCGTCGGGGATATAGAGATTCACACTGAAAAGGGGACGCTATGACAGCACCTACTCTTCCAATCTCTGACGTTGTCAACGTCAAGATTGAGATGTCGCCGACGGCGGCGGCTCTTCGCAATTTCGGGGCCTGCCTGATCATCGGTACTTCTGATGTCATCGACACTCAGGAGCGAATCCGCGCATATTCGGACATCACCACCGTTGCGCAAGACTTCGGCGTCGAGTCGAAGGAATATCTTGCCGCTCAGGCTTTCTTCTCCCAAACTCCCAAGCCGTCCGTCGTCCAGATTGGACGATGGGCGAAGTCCGCGACAGCAGGTCGACTGCGTGGTCGCGTGTTGTCGACGTCAGAGCAGAATATGGATGCCTTTGCGGAGATCGAGACAGGCTCCATTTCCTTCGCCATCGACGGAAAGCCCAAATCGCTTTCGAGCATCGATCTGTCGTCTGAAACCAATCTCAACGGCGTAGCCTCTCAGGTCACCTCGGCCTTGTCTGGTTCTGGTACGTGTCGATGGACGGGGACGCAGTTCGTTGTAACGTCGTCTACGACGGGGGAAACCTCGAGCGTCACGTGCAACGATGAAGGCCAGCTTGCCCAGCTTTTGGGCTTGAACGCTTCTGCGACATCCGTCAAGGGCAGCGCCTCTGAAAAACTCGTTGAGGCCTTAACCGTTCTTACGGACTTCCAAGGTTGGTACATGGCTTGTCTGGCCGACAAGACGAGTGATGAAGAAATGATCGCTGCTGCCGGCCTCATTGAGGCTGCTTCTCCCGCTCGCATGATCGGCTTCACGACTCAGAACACGCTCGAGCTTGACTCTACGCGTTCTGACACGCTTGGTGCGAAGCTTAAAGCACTCGGATACAACCGCACTGTGGTCATGTACTCGAGTTCTTCTGAAGTTGCCGTGGCAAGCATCTTTGGCCGCATGAGCACGGTCAACTTTGAGGGTTCCAATACGTGCATCACCTTGAAGTTCAAGCAGTGTCCGGGGGTTGCGGCTGAAAACCTCCGCATCTCTCAGGCGAACACGCTGAAGGCTCACAATGTCAATGTGTTCGCGGCTTATCAGAACGACACGAGCATTCTTCGTGAGGGCATTACCGCAGGCGGCTGGTTCATCGATGAAACGCACGGTCTGGACTGGCTCCAGAATCGTGTTGAGACCGATCTTTGGAATCTTCTCTACACGAGCAAGAAGGTTGGTCAGGACGAAATCGGCGCGGACAATCTCGTGGCAACGGTCAGCAAGTCGCTCGAGCAGGGCGTGAAGAACTGGCTGATTGCGCCTGGTGTCTGGAATGGCGATTCCTTCGGTGCGCTCAAGACAGGCGACACGCTTGCTACTGGCTACTACGTGTACATTCAGCCGTTTGACGAACAGTCGCAGTCTGATCGCGAAGCCCGCAAGGCTCCGCCGATTCAGATTGCTGTGAAGCTCAAGGGTGCAATCCACTTTGTCGACTGCACGATCACGGTCAACCGATAAGGAGAAGTAAATGTCCACATATTCCTTTATGGACGTGACGGCTACGTTTGCAGGCACAACTGGCGTGGTCGACCTTGGTTTTGGCTCTGCTGTGACCAAGGAAGGCATTACGGTCACGACCGCCAATTCCCGCAACACGATGACCGTCGGCGCGGACGGAGAGGTCATGCACAGCCTCAAGGCCGACAAGAGCGGTACTGTGACGGTACGACTGCTCTATACGTCTCCCGTCAATGCCACGCTTCAGACGATGTTCAACGCGCAGAGTCTTTCGAGCTCTGCGTGGGGCAACAACGTCATCACGATCAGAAACAAGGGCAACAACGAAATCATCACGTGCAGAAACGCCGCTTTCCAGAAGCTCCCCGACCGTACCTTCGCCGAAGAGGGGCAGATGGTCGAGTGGGTATTCGACTGCGGCAAGATTGACGTGATCACCGGGAGCTACTGATGCTTGAGCCGCTTGACGTAACGGTCGGCGGTCACCTCTACAAGGTTGGCCGTCTTGACCTTTTTGACTCTCTCAACGTGAGCCGTCTTGCGGCCCCCATCTTGCCGATCCTTTTTCATGAGGTGCTCAGCAAGGTGGCGCTTGAGGTCATGAACTCACCTGATGCGGATAAGGCAACGCCCGAGGAACGCATCGAGGCAATCGGGAAGCTGATCTATCTGTCTGCTCCGATTCTCAAAGTCCTTGCGGACATGCCGGAAGCCAACTTCCGCAAGATTGTCCGCACCTGTCTTTCTTGCGTGGAGCGCAAGTGCGACAAGCTTTGGTCAAGGGTCATGGCTGATGGGAATCTCATGTTTCAGGACATGACGCAACAGGACTGCATGACGCTTGTCATTCACGTGCTGAGCCGTGAGCTCCGCCCTACTATCGCCGCGCTCGGTCTATTTGGAGGGGCGGCGGCGAGCCAGAAGGCCTAGAGTTTCGGAAGCTTCCTGATGGGATGGACTATCTACTACGTCCGGTGCACGCCGGCATGTGTAGATATGAAAGCCTCAAAGACGGTTCCCTCACGCTTGAAGATGTTTTGATCATGAACGTCAGTTTGGACAATCTCGCGTACAACCGCGGGCTGCTTGAAAGGGAGCGTTATGGCAACCGTACTTGAAGGATTTCTTGTTTCGCTTGGCTTTGACATCGATAAGGATGAGTTGGCGAAGTTCAATACCACCGTCGCCGAAGCCGGGCGGCGCTTCATGAGCATTGGCAAGGCGGCGGTAGGGGCCGGTGTCGCGATAGGCGCGGCTTTTGCGAAGTCTGCGGCGGAAGTCAATGACCTCTACAAAGTGTCGAACAATACGGGGACATCGATCTCCGGATTGATGAGGATGCAGGGGGCGGTCGAACGTGTTGGCGGGTCCGCCGAGGCGGTGAATGCGGCGTTTGGGGAGTTTGCAACCAAAGCAAAGACATATGGGTCGAGCTTTGAGCAGATGGTTCGCAATCAGGTTGGGGTTTCACTTCGTGACGCGACTGGCAATGCTCGAGATATGTCTGACGTGTTTGTCGACATCAGCAAAAAGCTTGCCCAGCTTTCGCGTACCGATCCAGGACTGGCGCGCATGAAGGCGGAAGCCTTGGGGCTAGGAGGAATATTTGACGACATTGTCAAAGGAGACTTCCCAGCCGAGCTTGAGAGAGCCTCGCACTTTGCGGGGCTTTTTGGCAAGGAGATCGACAAGGGCGCAAACGCATCCCATCGAATGATGAACGAAATCTCTCAGGTGTGGGATACGGTTGCCGCCGGCGCGATGAGTGCGACGGCACAGATCACGGAAGCTCTTCAGTTGGATAAAAAGCTGTCCAGCTTCAACAATGACTTCGCAGACTTTCTGAAGTCAACGATTGACTCTCAAGTTCAGATCGTGAAAGATGCGTCGGGCTTCTTTGACTGGGTTGGAAAAGTCCTTTTCAAGTCGGGCGACTACTACGACAAGAGCCGCCAGAAGGTGCTCGAGGATCGCGTCAAGAGCGGAAATGCAACTGACGAAGAGAGGTCCGAGCTGAAGGATCTGAACAAATCGATCGAAAGTAACGCGAAGGCGGATGCCGCGCACATCGATAGACGCGTGATGAAGGCGCAGGGGTTCGATGACGACTGGGACGACACGACAAAGCTAAAGGCAAAGTTCTTTGGCGTAGACACGAATGACGCCGAGGCAATGAAGGATATTGGCTCTCGACGTGTCGAGACGGAAGATCTGATCGAGGTAGAGGACGACAAGGACGCTTACATGCTGGGCCTCGAGCTTCAGAAGCGTCAGCGCAGAGCCGACCAAGAGCGGCTGTACTTTGACGGAAGCCCTTACGCAAAGGAAGCGGCCGCACAAAAGGCGGCAGGACCTGTCGACAGTCGGTCTACAAGCATCACGCAGACGATTAACATCACGGCCCCTGACGCTCAGGCTGCAGGGGCGGCCGTAGTTCGGGAAACGAAGAAAGCCGCACAGCACGGCAATAGGGGGCTTGTCTGATGCCATCACTACCGTACAGCCTCGAGGCGCTTTTGCTGGGGCGCTCAAGAGGCATTACGCCCAGCGGGGGCGATGCGATCATTCCTGACGTGGTGATCTCCGAGACTCATGACGACGATGTGACGGTCACTCAGCATCCAGTTGATACCGGCGCGCCGATTTCTGATCATGCTTTTGCTCAACCGGCAATCGTGACTTGCGTCTTTGGGTGGTCTGACTCATCCAGGCTGATCAACTCGGCTCTTGACGGATCGATCCTTAAAGGCATGCAGACCACTAAGGACGTTTATGACAAGCTCCTCGAGCTCAAAAATGCCCGCATGCCGTTGCACTTGTCGACCGGCAAGCGCAAGTATGACTGCGTACTCATCACGAAGCTGAAGGTCACGACGACATCGGAAACGGAAAGCGCGGCGATCATCGAGATCACTTTCCAAGAGATTCTTCTGGCCGAAGCTAAAACCGTTTCCTTGAGTGCGACAAAGCAGAAGAATCCGAAAAAGACGGCATCCAAGAAGACGGGGTCAAAGCAACTGATTCCGTTAGAAGGTTACCGATATGGAGGTTGAAGATGGCCACCTACCGCATACCGCTTGATGCAGGAGCGCAAAGTTTCTCAATCATGCTGGGCGACTACCAGTACAAGCTGACGCTTGTGTATCGCGACTGCCTCTATGGCGGGTGGTATCTGGATATCGTTCGAGCTGACGGTGAAGAGTCTTGTTTAGGAATCCCGATCATTCTCGGGGTAGACCTATTTGCCCAACACGCATACAAAGGACTGGGACGACTGATCGCCTCACTTGATGGTGGGGGCGATCGCGTTCCGACCTATGACGACATGGGGTCGCTTTTGATTCTCACGTGGAGACAGGATGATGAGTGAAGCCAACTACCCTCAGTGGCTTCGCTACTTTCGCTTGATTGTGCAGACTGGTAACGGACAGGAGGCGCTAGACCTCAGCAACTTCCGGTGCAAGTTTCACATTACCCAAGCGATTGTTGGAAAGCCCTGCACGGCTGAAATCACCGTGTACAACGTGTCAACGGAAACGATTGATCGCATTCAGGCTCCCGTCAATGCTGTCGTTAAGCACAAGCATATGAAGGTGATCATTGAGGCCGGGTATCAGGAATCCCATTCTCTGATCTTTCAGGGGGACTTGTGGTGGAAGTCAACGGGCAGGGAGTCCGAGACAGACACTTACATGCGCCTGATTGCCGCTACTGGAGACCGTGCTCATCAGTACGCTGTTTGCAATGCCTCGCTACCGAAAGGCTCGACGCAGGCGGACGTGTACGACGCTGTTGTGACAAGCATGAAGCCTTACGGCGTTTCCTCGCCAAAGAAGCCTGACTTCATGGAAGGGCGTTTGTTGCGCGGCAAGGTGATTTTCAAGATGGCTGCGGATGCCATGCAGGGCGTAGCTGATACGAATGCTTTTGAGTGGGGCTACGGTACGGAAGGCGTGACCACAATCCGAAAGGACATGACGTACAAGAAAACCGAGGACGTTGTGGTACTCAATGCCAATACGGGGCTTGTTGGTCGTCCGACCGTCACCGTTGATGGCGTGGAGGCTCAATGCCTTCTACAGCCTCGAATTGATGTTGGCTCGCTCGTGCTGATCGACAACAACTCCATTCAAGGCGGCGATTACGACACAGCTGTAGATGCCGATCTGATGAGTCAGCAGGCGGCTACGGGCGGCTTCATCTCTGGTGACGGTCTCTATCGCGTGCTGAGCCGCGAGCACGTCGGCGACACTCGCGGAAACGAGTGGTACACGAAGATGGTTTGTGCAGGCGTCAATGCCGCGCAGACTCCTATGAACCCAACGGCTTTGAACAACATCCCGAATCTATGATCTCAACGAACGACAGGATCAACGATCCAGCATCAGAAAGGGACGCTCACTTCACCGGGCGTCAGGCAATGATGTGGACGGCGCTACCGGGCATCATTCAGAAATTCGACCCGGTCGAACTGACGTGCGAGGTACAGCCAGCGATCCAGGGGAAGCAGGTGCTAGAGGACGGCGGCATCGAGGTCGTGAATCTCCCGCTTCTTTTGGACTGCCCAGTCGTCTTCCCACACGCGGGAGGATGCTCGCTAACGTTCCCGATTAAGACAGGAGACGAGTGCTTGGTTATCTTTGCTTGCCGCGCCATAGATGCGTGGTGGCAGTCCGGCGGCATTCAGCCGCCTGCAGAAACACGCATGCACGACCTGTCTGACGGCTTCGTAATTCCAGGCCCGTGGAGTCAGGCTAAGCGCATCTCTGTCGTGTCGACCTCGAGGCTTGAGATCAGAAGTGATGATCACCAGGCGCTGGTTTCCATTCACCCGCAGTCCCATGACGTGACCGTAGAGACGACGGGGAAGCTTACGGGGACGATCGGAGGGGCGGCTACGCTCAAGTGTCCGACCTTGAAGATTGATTGTCCGTCAACGACGATCACGGGTGACGTGAAGATTGAAAAGAACCTGACGGTCGTAGGAGCGATTACAGGTACCGGTGGGCTTACGGTATCTGGAGGATCAGGCGCGACGGTATCTGGAGACGTGGTTGCAGACGGCATCAGCCTCAAGAGCCACACGCATACCGAACAAGGGGATGGGGCTGAAACATCTCTTCCTCACTGAGGCGAAAGCCAAAAAAAAACGAAGCCCGTTGGGAGTGCGATCCCGACGGGCTTTTTTAACACCTTTGCGATGTGTTTACGTGGAGAGTTTAACTCAAATATTAGTGGGTTTGCTAGGTCTGACAACTATGAAAAAAGACAAAGAACTACCGTGGGTAATAAGGCTGGCTAGATGGTTGGCGTTGATCTACGCGGTAGGTTATGTGGCCCATTGCTTCATGAATTGGTTTTTCTAGAGAGGCTCTCATGAAGGTAAGAAAGCTTGATGAAGCGGGCGATATGACGATGGGCAGAGGTAGCTCCTGCTTTCTCGAGAATACGCCTGAGGCGGTAGCTCAGAACGTCATGACGCGGCTTGCCTTATGGCGGGGCTCTTGGTTCTTGGATACGACCGAAGGGACCCCGTGGTTGCAGGAAATTCTCGGGAAGCATGAGGCCGTTGAGTCCATTTTGCGCGCCAGAATTCTTGACACCACAGGCGTCACGGAGATTGTCGACTTTGAGTCGATCCTGAATCCCGACACGCGAACGATCCGCATCAGTGCGGAAATCGTAACGCGATACGGTACGGCAAACATTGAGGAGGTTATCGGATGACGATCAGCAGTCCGATTTTTACCGTGTCAGCGAATGGCATTACGGCACCGACCTACGATGAAATCTACGAGTATTTCAAGGATAGGGCGAAATCGATCTTTGGATCAGACATCAACCTAGACGCCGACACGCAAGATGGTCAGCTTCTGGCTATTTTTGCTTCTGCGATAAATGACCTAAACGCCCAGGCGATTGCCGTGTTCAATGCCTACAACCCTAATACGGCATCCGGTGTCGCACTTGACTCGGCCGTGAAAACGAACGGTTTGACAAGGCAGGACGCGTCAAAGTCTCAGGTCGACCTTAAGCTCATGGGGGTCGCAGGTACGGTGATTAAGAATGGCGTCGCCATTGATTCGTCAGACAACCGATGGCTTTTGCCGGAGAGCGTGTCGATTCCGCTTTCGGGTGAAGTGACCGTGACGGCTGAGTCTCAGGAAGCAGGCGCTATTTCGGCGGGTGTTGGATCAATCACGAAGATTGGAACGCCGACACTGGGATGGCAGAGCGTAACGAATTTAAGTCCGGCAATTGAGGGCGTGGACATCGAAACCGACTCCGCGCTCAGAGAGCGTCAGTCATTGTCGACTATGCAGCCAACCGTCGGACTTTGGGAAGGCTTGATCGGATCGATTGCGCAGCTTGACGACGTGCAAAGCGTCGCGGGCCGACACAACGACACTGGCGAAACCTCGAGCGACGGCATTCCAGCGCACTCTATTGCCGTAGTTGTCGCTGGTGGTGACGTGAGCGAGATTGCGGACGCAATCTACAAAAAGAAAAGTCAGGGTGTGTCGACGCATGGCAGTACGAGCGTCCAGTACATCGATCCTTTTGGGAACGTGAACCAGATCAAGTTCAGCCGCCCAATCGAGGTCAAGGTTTCTGCGTTACTGAATATCAAGGCCACGGATACGTGGTTGAGCACAGTGGGGGATGAGATCAAAGAACGCATCTCGTCCTACGTCAATGGATTAGATATCGGAGAACTGGTAGATCCTGCAAAGGTTGCGACGGTTGCGGTCCGAAAGGACGACTGCTCTTTTGACGAGACCTTTTATCTGGAGAAGCTTTTGCTCAACTCTTCGGCTCAGTCGGTAAAAGTTGCGTGGAATCAAAAGGCCTCTTGCAAGCCGTCGGATATCTCGATTTCCGTGGGGTGAAGCCATGGCAAACGAGAACGAATACACGGAACTTATCGCGGGGGCGCATAGAGAGAAGCCTCGGTTCACGGAGTGGGTTTACCAACTCACGGAGCCCGTCTTGGAGGCGCGTCAAGGTCTCGCCGACATGGTCAATCAGTACGACATTGATCTGGCCGAAGGGAAGCAACTGGATGCGATTGGCGTGCGCGTAGGAGTGAGCAGATATCTCAAGCTTCGCATCACGGATGTTTTCTTTGCGTTTGACGATGTAGACGGAATTGGGTTTGACCTGGGCGTATGGAAGACGCCGAGGGACGGCACCTACGGCATCACGGAGCTAGGCGACGACATCTATCGCATCCTTCTTAAGGCGAAGGTTGCGCTCAACCAGTACGGCGGGAAGAACGACGCGCTAGAAGAGATGCTGAAGCTTGTGATGGAGGCGTTCGGAGTTAACACCGCTCAGTGGGCCTACGTTGACAACCAGAACATGAACATTGACCTCTACGTTTTCAAAAAGTCCGTCCCGCCAATCGTATGGGAGCTCTTCAGCAAAAAGGTTTTCTCGTTAAACCACGCAGGGGTTCAGGAGCGAGTCTTCCCGTCGATGGCAGGGAATTTGGCCACAACAGACGGCGTTATTCTGACGACGGAAAACAACGACCTTTTACTTATGGATTTGATGTGACATGGCAAAAAACTATTTGACTCCATTTGCAAACGCGAAGGACGCGAACATCGCAAGCGAAGAGGAATGGTCGTCTGGCGCTTTGGCGGCAACCGTTACCAAAGGCTTTCAGTCGGGCATCGCAAAGTCCGATCTTGTCAATCGAGCGATTGCACAAGGGGCGAGTGCGGGGTTTTCGATCGGACAGCTGGTCGCCGATTATGCGGAGCAAGACGCTGGGGTTGATGCTCAAGCTCTGTATGAAGGCTTCAAAAAGGCGCTCGCGAAGATTTCTCGAGTTTCCGTCGTTGATGTGATTTATCCGGTTGGCAGTGTCTATTGCTCGACTTCTGGTGAAAACCCTAGTGTGCTTTTTGGCGTGGGCGTATGGGAGCGCATTGGTGCAGGCCGCTGCCTGATCGATGCTGGCGGTGAAATTCTCGCAGGCTCTCAAGGTGGCTCGGAAACCTGTCAACTTACGGCGAATGAGCTTCCGAAACACTCTCATAGTGCATCCACGTCAAACGTTGGAGATCACGCTCATACACGAGGAAGCATGAATATTACGGGCGGCTTTGGTGCGGCTCGACGTGGCGACGGTGAGCAGTATCGCTTTGACGGCGCGTTCTTTGAGGGCTGGCGATGGAATGCCGGGATTCGAAGGGGCGGCGGAGATGACTGGGGATCTTACTTCCAGTTTGAAGCCGCAAGGACGTGGTCTGGACAAACGTCTTGGAATGGGGCGCACGCTCATGACGTGTATGTAGGAAACACAGGCGGTGGACGCGCGTTTTCTGTGAGAAATCCATATGTCGCGGTTTACATGTGGAAGCGCGTTTCTTAAGGAGTAGAGATGGCAATCATCAAAGTAAGCGATCTTCCTGAGAAGGCTGATCTAGAGAGCACGGACAAGATCGTCGGGTACAGCTCTTCCGGCGGAACGTCCCTGCTGCTTGGGCAAGCGTTCATGGACATCAAGACGGCGGCCAAGCAGTCGGAGACGAACGCGAAGCAATCCGCAGAATCGGCGAACAAGAGCAATGTCGACCTGACTGAAAAGATTGCTCAAGCAAAAACTGACCTGAGCAATCTGAAGAATGAGGGCGTGACAGCCATCAACTCTGCGAAGACGGCGGGGGTTAACGAGGTCACCACGTCCAAGACGAACGCCATCAGCGCCATCAACTCTGCGAAGACGGCGGGAGTTAACGAGGTCAATGACGCGAAGACAAAGGCGGTGAGCGCGGTGACCGCTCAGCAGTCAACCTCTGTAAGCGCCGTACAGGCTGCTCAGTCCGCCGCGGAGAGTGCTGTCGAGCAGGAAAAACAGAGTGCTGTAGCGGCAGTGCAAGCGCAGGAGTCCACGAGCATCGAGAACATCAAGAAAAACGGGGCTGTGCTTTATGTCGCCCAGTCTCTGACAGATCAGCAAAAGACACAGGCGAGAACAAACGTAGACGCAGTTGGGCTTACGGAGCTTGAAACTGCTCTCAAGGAACTTATTGTCGAATTTGGCGGGCAGGTTCCCGCATAAGGAGGAGGCGTGAAAACGTTATCTGAAGTGAAGGCCGAGTATCTGGCAGAGGCGCTTGCCTCTCCGGTAGGCGGCTACGTCATTCTGGATAGGAATGGCAAGGTGATGGCGCACAGCGAAAGCCCGTTCGTCCACTGCTACACCGACCCGCTCGATCTTGAGTGGGCTCGTGCCGATGGGTATGAGTGCAAGGACGAGGAGATCGATGGGCGTGTGCTGACGTGGGTGACTGCAAAGGAGAAGCCCAGTGAGCTCTTCCGCTCTGCCGATGGCGGGTACTACACCGAAGCGAATTTGCCCGAGCGCGACGACGCGTTCGTGACCGAGCGCTATGCACAGACGGTTCGCTCCGAGCGCAATGCACGCATCAGTGACACGGACTGCTACATCCAGTTGACCGACATGACGGTGCAGAAGGAATCGAAGGTTGCCCGCGAAGCGCTGACCGATGAGGAGCGTGCGGAGGTGATGACGTACCGTGAGGCGTTGAGGGACATGCCCGCGCAGAAGGGCTTCCCGTTCGTCGAGTATCCGACGATGCCTGCGTGCATTGCTTATGAGTGCGGCCAGAAGGCTGATGCCCGTGCTGTGCAGGCAAACATGTATAGGGGGGTCTGATGGCAACTATGAAGGACTTGCTCAGGGCGGAGACGCTGAAGGTAGGCTCAAGAGGAGCCATGCCTTCGAATCAAATCATTACCCTCGTGGAAAAGACGAACTTCACGTCACCGAATGGTGAAAGCGTCAGATATGTTGCACCTTGTGATGGCGTTCTGTCTGCCTTTTTACAAGCCGCCGGAAGAGACGGCAACGCGACTCCGGGGGTAAACATCGCTGATGGCGATGGGCGCAGACACGCCGCAAGAACAACCGATGGATCAGTGCATATGAATCTTAGAAAAGGAAATTCGGCAACCGTGAGCTTCTATGAAGCGCGTGAATATATTGAACAGTGGATTGTGCGATTCTCTAAAACGATCGGGGGGGGGGTATAGCCGATACCTTCCGACGTTGTCTTGCAATCGTTTCGGAGGTGCGCTATGGCTTCGCTTGAAGACTACCTCCGAAACTTTGCCAAGGCTGGCAGCGGGTTTGCCGCTCCGTCGGCAAGGTGGGTTTCTTTCACGCCCGTTGTCGACACGGGTAATGAAGCGTGGGGACACGAAACCGCTCCTTCAGTCGGCCTCTTCGTTATCAAATTTGTCAACGCAAACATCGGTTACTGGGATATCCAAAACCAGACTTCACACGCCAATACTTGCGGGGCAACTATCGGCCAGCGCACAGGGGCGAGCTACGTGCCCTGTAACAAGGGCGATTCAATCGCGTACCACCTTGGGAGCACAAGCGGACAAACCCCGAATGCAAGTGCCGTTGAGGTCTACTTCGTTCCTTCTCTCGGTAGCCAGTAACAACGCTCGCATGGAGGTAGCGGCATGAGTATCAAGGATCAACTTCGTGCCGCTATCTTGAGCGGTGGTATGAACGGCTCGGCACCATCGACGTCTACGTCGATTACGCTTGCGGACAATACGAAAAACTTTGTCCCGCCTTGCGACGGCTATCTGCACTTTCGAGGCGAACTTGACTCCAACGATAAGTGGCTGAGTCTGGTCCAATACGACTACGGGAGGTCGTATGACAATACGGGTTCTGCGCCTCTGGAGGATGTTATTCGCGTCCGCAAGGGTGTCCCCGTCTTATTCAATGCCAAGGAAGGCTTGCTAATCACGCAGTTGAAGTTCTTTAAGTGTGTCGGGGGGGGGCTAAAAGCCCTGTGGCACAGCTTATTCGGAGGGTTGTGCCATGCTTAAGAAATTGCTTAACTCGTGCCTTGACTCGCACCTTGAAAGCGAAAAGAACTGGGTCGGGGAGCAATCTATTCCGACTTCCTCAACTGTCGAATATCAATGGACACCGGGCGATTGGAATGAAATCATTCCTTCTGAAGCGGGGTGGCTTTCCGTTCGAACTAAGACTGCTAGGAACCTTGAAATCCTTGAACTTGGTTCTGCTGAGGATTATCCGGCCTTTTCAGTGTCAACCGTCTCCGGGCACTCTGGATACTTCGGAGCGTCCGTTCCTGTTAGGAAAGGGGGCCCGATCAACTTCAAGATCACAGGGGACGTCCCTGCGTCCGGTGTTTACATCAGGTTTCATCGGATTAAGGGCGGAACCTAACCTTTGCTTCGGAGGTGCTTCTTATGAATAAGGATCTCCTCCGAGCATTCGGCAAGGCATCGGCAATGAACGCTTTCCCGTCCAGGCAGAAGATTGACATTCCTGTAGTTGCCGATCAGTGGTGGAACGAGTACGTTGCTCCTGCCGATGGGTTTGTTTTCGTTAGTGGCGAGACTCACGCGGGTGAGGCGGGCAGGGGTATGGCAGAGGTGGCGTGTACGACTGGCGCTACTTCGATTCACTCATACGGCATAGCAAAAGTGACGGTCCCCGTAAGAAAAGGAGAAACCGTGCGAATAGCCGTGAAGGGCGAACTCGGCGTCTACGCAGGATTCATTCCTGCGAAGGCCAGCACGTAGCCAATCTAAAAACAAATCAACAACGACTCCCTCGAGTGAAAGCTCGGGGGAGTTTTTTTGTGCGCGTGTGCTTGAAGTCTCGTTAGAGACTCAAGGCATGCGGGAGGTTATATGCCATACAGAGATTTAAGTGACGGGCAGATTTTGGCCGCCGCAGGTGGTTTTGCGACGATCTGCGGCTGGCTTTCTTATTTGCTCAAGGTTCAGGAAGGCAAGGCTTTCACCTGGCGAGAGTTCTTGCTTCATGGTGCGATCAGTGCTGTATGCGGGCTGATCAGCTACGAGGTGCTTTTTTACGAAGGGTTTCCGCCGCAGTTGTGTGGGGCCTTGAGCGGCATGGCTGGGTGGGGCGGCACGCGGGTGATCCGTCTTCTTGAGGTCGTTCTGCAGAAGCGCCTTGGTCTGGATAAGGAGGATTTGAAGTGAAGAATTTTGGCGAGTATTCGGCGGAAGTCGCGATGGACTTCATCGAGGCTTGGGAGGGCTGCCGCCTGCAGGCGTACAAGTGCCCCGCCGACATTTGGACAATCGGCGTCGGTCACACGAAGGACGTGACGGAGCATGACGAGATCACCTACGAGCAGGCGAGGGAGCTGCTTCTTGAGGACGTCGAGGAGGTCAAGCGAGGGCTTGTGCCTTTCGTCAATGTTCACGTGACAGAAGGGCAGTTCATTGCGCTGGTGAGTCTGGCTTTTAACGTGGGCGTCTCTTATGTCGTCCACAAGTGTCCGAAGCTCATGCGGGCGCTCAATGCGGGCGATGTCGAGGCCTGTGCCCATGAGTTCCTTGACATCGACAAGGCGAACGGCGTTCGGCTTCCCGGCTTGACCCGTCGTCGCCAGTCCGAAGCCAGGCTTTTCTTAGGAGAAGAATGATGGGCTGGAAGAACCGATTGATCATGGAAAGGGATGAGTTGCAGAGCCGTCTCTATCGACTGTCAGTTTTCATCGTTGGGTTCAGCTTTGCCAAGCTGGATCAGCGAACGAAGTCCCTGCTTCGCATCCAGCAAGGGCTGATGCAGGACTATCTCGCAGTCCTGAACATGAGACTGGAGCGGCTTGAATCCGCCGATGATAAGGAAGTCCTCGACAGATAAAATAAAACCGCCTTGTGTTTTAGCGGATAACAGGCGGTTTTATCAATCATCTACCGAGGAAAACTCCCGATGGACATTAGTCTACCATTTTCACGCGATTTTCTCAGCGTGGCGTGCTTGCTTTTAGGAACCGTTATGACTTCAAAGGCTGCCCTTAAAGGGCGTATCAATGGCTTTCAATGCTTCCTTGGTATTGTGGGGTTCTTGATTATGTGGTGCGTCGTTGTGCCGACGGCATATGAATGCGTCGGACGGTGGATGCTTGATTTCACAGGTTCGCGTGTGCCGATGTTGCTGTCGTTGATCTGGTGGCCAACTGAACTTGCTATTGCACCGCTCGTCATGATCCTCTACCTCACGCTTATGAGTGGAATTGCTCTGTTCTCCTTTGTGGGTTCGGATGATGACGATGATGAAGAAATGCGTGCTCATCGACAAGCTGTCTTTGCTGTAGCTCAATGGATCAACTGGCGGATCCTTGGCTGTCTTGCTGGATACTGGGTACTGTCTCGCGTCGTGCGCTACATTGCCCTTCCCGTGTTTGGAGTCGCTCTATGAAGAAAGGCCTTGCCTTGATCGTTGCGGTCTTCGCTTTCTTTGGAGGCTATCAGTATGCTGCGGCGCTCTATGGCGAGGACATTGCGGCCTTGCGTGAAGACTACGCCACTCGTGCGCAGTCTCTTGAGGTCAAGTACAGAGAGAAGGAGAGAGGCTATGCACAGAGTCTTGTGGATGCGTGGGAGGCCCGGGACAAGGCGCTTGCTCGCGTCGACGATCTTGGCGCTGATCTTGAGCGGGTGCGCAAGCAGGCCGCCGATGCAAAGCGTCGACTGTCCGCAGCGGCCGGCGGTGCCTGCGAGTCTGAAAGAGAGCAGCTTGCCCGATGCGCGGTCCTTGTCGAGCGAGGCGCAGAGCTGGTTCGGCGAGGTGTCGAGCTTTCTGAGCGGACTGCGATAGACAAGGACGCAGTCGTGAAGATCGTGAGCCAGTGACGAACGCAGACGAAAATGCCCCACTTACCAGCAACGGTAGGTGGGGCGTTTTTTTATGTCAGCTTTCTTTTTCGATGCTGTCTAGCGGGTAAACAGCGTCCGCCCACTCTTGCATGAGCTCTATGCGAGCATCGAGCAGGTCTGATCGTTGGTACGCCTGGACAACGGCATTACCAGTTGCGTGCATCAGACTTTTTTCGGCGACGATCGGATCCTTCCCGTTTTCTGCGCACCAATCGCGGAATGTAGATCGGAAGCCGTGCATTGTGCCATGTCCGATCTTCTTCTGAATCACTACGCGTGGCGTCTCTTTCGAGATGTGAGACCCGCCGTGTCCGGCAAATACGTATGGTGAATTGCGCGGGAGCATCTTCAGCATAGCGACGAGCTGCCTGCACAGTGGGACGCGGTGCGGGTAGCTCTTTCCGTCCTTGCGCCGCTCTGGGGGGCAGAGCCATACTTTTCGTCGCAGGTCGATCTCATCCCACTTTGCGGGAACGAACTCACCGACGCGGGATGCTGTCAATGCTCCGAAGAGAATCGCGCAAGCAGTTATCGACGTGGGCGGACGCCAACCGTCGAACAGAAGGCGCGCCTGATCCAGCGTCAAGGCGTCGTGGTGCTTTTCCTTTTTCATCTTAGTAATCGGCGGCAGGAACATTTCGAGGTTCCCGCGCCACGTCGCCGGGTTGCCTCCGGCGCGCTTTCCGATGGCGATGGCGTATGCGAAAACGGCTTCGAGCCTGCCTCGCAATCTGCTCGCGGTCTCCGGCTTCGTCTTCCATATCGGCTCGAGCACCGACAAGATGTCGTCGCGCGTCACGTCATCGACAAACAACGAGCCTAGAGAAGGCATTGCGTACTGCTCGAGAGTCGATTTCCACTGCGCCGCGTGCTTCTGATTTCTCCAAGCTTTGCTTCGAATGATAACGGGAAGAGCCTCGGCCACTAGGTCGGCGAAGGTGAATGGGTGATCCACGTTCGCCCCTGCGTTTCTCATCTTCTCGCGCCTTTCCTGCTTGGCGGCGAGCGGATCGACCCCGTCGGCGATCATCGTGCGAAAGCGCACCGCAGTCTCCTTCGCCTGAGCAATTGACACTGCGTCAGATGTCCCGATCACAACGTCTTTCTGTTTGCCGGAGATCGTGTAGCGAAAAATCCAAGTTGGCGCGTGGCCGTCCCGCTTTCGGAGGTACAGACAACGTTCTGCTCTATGAGTCCCCGGTGGGAGACTCGATATGTTTCTTGCGGTTACTTGCAT